GTAACTTAACTCCTTTCGTAGAAAATCTAATGAACGATATAAGAACCCTGTGATATCAAGGTTCGGGTCAGATGCCAATGGAAGGTTTGGCGTCTGTGGGTGCGGTAGCTGGTAAAGAGAACCAAGCAGACCGATAAATTGATTAATGCTTTGTTGGGATTGTTGGACCATCCGGAAGGGGAAGCCGCTCAGCATTGCTGCACGTTCTTCGTCCGTCTTTTGTGGGAATAGATACTTCAGTGCTTCAATTGAATCAACACCGAGTTCTTGAAGGTTTCTTACGACAATACTGTTATTGAGAATGTCTTGCGAATCATCTTCAAAAACTTCTCCCATCCATCGCCAAGAAACTTTGGTGCTTCCGTCGGGGATGAGACCAACTACTCCGGGTGGAATATTTCCTGCCTCAAGTGTAGCACGGAAGGCTTCTTCTCTCTTGTTGAGGTAATCGATTTGAGCCTTTTGATACTCAGCCATCGCCTTCTCAAACTCTTCTGGCTGACCTTCAAATTGCTCTTGCAAAGGTATCGTAGGTTTCTCTAATCCGATGGCTTGTGCAAATGATTCTTCGAACAAAAATTCCTCATGCACTATAATCATTGACATCAAACGGCATAAGCCGAACTGGAACAAGGCACGTGCCTTCTTCTCAGCAGTTGCCGCCACACGACCGTAGAGAGTTTTAATCTCATAGGCAGTGGAGGCGAGGTTGAAGTCAATATCATCAACGCCACCCAGTGCCAGTCGTATTTCAGACCGGTACTGCTTTACGTACATGTTTTGGTCACCCGACACACTGTCAGGCGTCATGTAGCTGACACGGTCTGTCGGCTCAAGGTTGGCGATGACCCTAGGCACCTTGATTTGACCGTCTAAGGCTGATGCCCCACCGAATGGTTGGTTAGCCCTAGTACTAGGTCTATCCATCGCCATGAAGCCCGCTTGAGAGCTGATAGTGGGACGGAAAGGTTTATCCTCACCACTCTCAATAATGTCATGCTTTGGTCGGCTAGAAACCAGTGTGGGATTACCGAAGAACTTCATGTTCTTGCGGATATTACGCACCAGGTCATCGTGGTACATAATCTGATTGCTAATCCAATCAAACTCACCACGTCCATGCCCCTGACCTGTGCAGTCAAGGTGATTAAATACCTCAACAGCAGGGATGAAACCTAAGCTGTTTGTAAGTGTTTCAGTATTACCCGGTTGCACCATGTTGGGCATACCGCTGTTTTCATCGTCAAACTCAATCTTTTCGTTAGAGATGAGTTGCTCAATGCGGTCTTTGTAGACCTTCAGTCGGATGTACTTCTTTTTACCGCCACGAGCACCGGGATTAGAGAATGAATCAACGAGAGATGGCTGACGTACGTTGAACGAGTAAATCAGTACAACGCTTTCGATTTCACCTGTTTGGTCCCGATAGCAACGATAGCTATCTTTCGGGAAGTACAGAATTTGATATCCGTCACCAGCAGGGCGGAAGTAGAACAGACCTTGACCGTCGCATAGGAAGTAGTCAACAATACTGTCGAGTTTCATCTCCAGCATGTTGTCTTCGTAGAGTTTGGCTAAAAACTCTTTACGCTTACCATATGAATCTTGTTCCGTATAAAACTCAATACCGCGACGTAGGATGAACGTACGCATCTGTGCTAGATGCGACGCAACAATCATAGTGTCAACTGGTAAGTCACCACGCCGTTCTTTAGCGGCACTAAGGATTTCGTTGAATTGATTATTACCAGTCGGATTAGCCATTTACAATACCATTTAAATTTAGTCTAACTATTCTTTATGAGAAATCGTATCGCTTTGCGAGTTCTTCGACCTTACTCTCTACAGCCTTAAGAGGCTCAGGCTGCTCCCATACAGCAGGTTTAATGTAGTTGCCCATTACCAAATCACGCTGTTGAGTTGCACGTGCTCCCATATATGCTTGAGCTTCATTGGAGCGATTTTGAGCATTATTAATAGTATTGATAATGCCTGAACCACCCAGCATATTTGCGATGTACTTATTGGCAATACTGGAGCCAGTCACTTTTGACTGAGAGCGTTCGTACTGGTTCTCATTCAATGCATTTGCAGCTGCTGCAGCGCCCATGTTATTTAGTCCGCCACCTTCACCACCACCCTGGATGGTCACTGAATAGTCAGCATTGTTGACGTTACCTACACCGCCACCGATGAAAGAGTTGGAGATTGTATTTTGACCGTTGTAATCAACCTCTTGTGTCTTGTTTGTTTCAATGACGTTAGAGACAGGGGTTGCAGTTGCACCACTCTCTGCTTCAGGCAGTGATGGTGTTTGAGATTGGAATGCTTGTGAACCTTGGAAGAACGATGAGTTGTTGCTGTTGTCTACGTTACCTACACCACCCATTACTGTTGAGTTGGTGATTTCATTAACACCGTTGTACCCAACTGTTTGGTTGCTTGTGCTACTGATTTGGTTACCAACTGCAGGGGCTGAAATGTCGGGACGTGCGGGGGGTTCGTTGGGGACCGTTCCTGTATTCAGAGAAATATTGCTGTCATTATTTACGTTATTTACACCACCACGAATAACCACTGAAGGAGATTTAGAAGCTTGAGGTCTTTGTGGTTCTACAGCTTTTGTAATTTCAGTTGGCGACTTATTAGTAGCGGCAGAGAGTTTTTTCGATAAGAACTTCTGTGCACCAGACCGTAAGTTCTCTTGCTTCAGCTTTTTATTCACCTTGCGAATATTTCCGCCACTCTCTTTCACCATCTTACGGATATCACTTCTCCGTACTTGGCTACTGCGTGCCTTGTCTAATTTACCTGCTAATCTTTCAGCTTTCTTTTGTCTCCCAGCAGCTTTAGCTTCTGTAAGCTTAGTCGCTACATTCTGTACTCTACTAGAAGCAGCTTTCCTTGTAGTTACAGGACGCTTTGCCTGACGCTGAGCTCTGTACTCTTTTTTACCGATACTACGGTCGCCATCCCTAAAAGCTTTCTTTTCCGCCTTACTGAGCTTACTCCACTTCTTACGAGCCATTTTGCTAATTATAAGTCAAAGCTATCACTATTGTAGTCAACTTGTAAGCTACCCCTCCGTAATAATCCTCCGATGGTAAGCACCATCGAATCGACAGCGTCATCGTGTGATGCGTGTCCGAAGTTTAATAGTTCCTCTTCAAGTACATCCCATTTACGCCATTTATTCCAAACAATCTTTCGATGTTCATATAAACCTAAGATACCACGCAGTCGTGCAAGCTTGTCGCCTCTGAACCCTTTGACTGGTGAGCACTGCAAGTTATACAACGCACGGTCTTCGAACATGATGCGTTTGAAGTCACCTTCAAAAGAAGTCTGATAGGCAACTGCTTCAGGCCATACGACACACGGGCAGCCAGTAGGGAAGTATTGCCCTTCGTCGTTCTCAAGTAGGATATTCCAATCAGCAAGCATTTCACATAGGGTATCCATCTTCTCGATGTTGCCCATTGTTCGGCAACGGCGTTGGTCAATCAAGTAGACCTTGTCCTTGAAGATGCCTGCAAGTGTAAATACAGTCCAGTCGTTCTTTTCGTTAAGACCGGCACTTAAGTCAATACCAACACCAATGCAGTCGTATTCTTCAGGTACTTCTCCTCTTACGATGAGGTCAGGTGATATACCAACGTCACTGGACTGGACAGCTGTATTGAGATACTGGTAGGCGAATGCAACACGGTCTTCCATCTTGCGTTCGTTCAGGTATTTCATTGACCAGAACTCAGGCCAGTAGGAACGCTGCCGACCTTCTTTATCTGTTATGACTGCCTTCTGAACAATCTGCTTCCAGTTATTCTTTGGTACAAATAACGTGGAGTGGATGTCGTCAAAGTGAAAACGGGTGCCCAAACAAATGGCGCGTGCACCTTGGAACATAGTGGGCGCAATAACGTTACTCCACGTCTGCTCCATTTCACGGCGAATATCCGGATTATTGATTGACGCAGCGGATTTAATAGGGTCATCGATAAGAACCAGCTGTGATCGCTTAGATGTGATGGCACCCTTAAGACCACCACACGCAATGGTGAATGCTTCTTCACCTGCTGTATCAACCCCCGCAAACTCATAATCAATACTCCAGTATTCGTCTGACCGTTTTATCTTTGATAATCTCACCATCGGGAAGATTTCTCGATATTTGGGGCTAGTGAGAATACCTTTAATCGTTGCTGACTTGGCTCGACTGATATCGACCATATAAGCGATGTACAGAATACGCAGCATTTGTTTCGCAGCTGCATGACGCCCAATCATCCAAGCAGCAAACAAACCAAGGACAGTACTTTTCGCAGAGCCTCGCGGTGCCAAGATTGCTGTATTCTGACCACCAATTCCTAGTAGACATTCGCTATCAACTCCCGTACATAACTCTACGTGCCACTCCAGCATGTGTTTAGCTGGCGCCTTACCCATTGCCTTGCAGAAGGCATGAAAGTCATCACGAGCTGCCAGCACTTCCTCTGATGGAGGCTTGTTTGTTACTTTGCTAGCCGTCATCAGTGCACTACGACGGTAAGCTAGTGCTGCATTCGCAATTGCCATATTGGTACTACTTTTTTCTCAGTCTACCGTAATACCTTGTACAGATCTGTCCCCATGCCTAACACTTCACCGGCAAATCTTCTGGTGAAATAGTTCTGTCCTAATTTATTGTTCCGACTAAGTGCACCGAGTCGTTTTTCAAATGCTCGATTTCTATCTCTAATATATTTATCTTGCCCTTTCTCTTCCATCTTTGAGATTGCTTTTTGCTTCTCTAGGTTTGCCTTTGTTTCACCGTACGCAAGTCCTGTTTCAATTGCTAATTGAAGTGCGTCCTGGGCTTTGGTGCTATACCCTACTAACGGGTCAGTGCCGACATTAGCGATTGATGGCAGAGCTTTTTGAAGTGTTCCTTGTAAACGTAGGGTCTCAGTATCCGCTTTTACGAGTGCGGGTAAAGCGACTCCTTCTGCTAGTAGGTCTTGAATGTAAGCTAAATTTTTTGGACCTTCACTAGCCATTACTTATCTCACTGTAGATTTTTGCCCAGCAAGCATTCATTGCATTATCGATTGCTTCTGCGAACTGTGGGTCATCCTTAAAGATGTTAGTCATCTCACGCATAACACGGTCAGCACCAGCAAGGATTAAGCCTCGTTTGTCGGTACTTTTATTCATCCGGTCAGACGTTTCAATATGGCTACGCAGTTCTTTTTCAAGTGCCGCCAGACGCGCACAACCATTATCTCCTTTGATTTCACCGGAGGTAATTGCCATTCGAAGCTCTTGTATGTCAGAGTGTAGAGCTGCGATTTCACTATTGAGAATTTCACGGCGGTTGAGTTTCTTATACTTCATTTTGACCCATCGTGACAGGTCTACAAAAGTTCCCTCATAACCAACAATACCTGCGTATACCCAAATTTCAATTACAGATGGTGTGACTTCTGCAAACTCACGGAAGTCTTCACTCTCTGCAGCAGGCAGAGTATCGAGCCATTGGTCTACAACAGATAAGTAAACCTTCCCACCTTTAGACGTAGTAGTAGCTGTCATCAGAACATTCCGGCAAGACTACGTGCGTACTGGCTCTGGCTAGCACGTGTACGAGCTTCAAGACGATTAGCGTTGTCATCACGCTTACGGTCTTGTTCACCTTGTGCCTTAATGTTGCCAATATCAGCAGCACCCTGTGCACCAATCTTAGTTACATCTACTTCACCCTGTCGCGAGATATTAAGCCTGTCTTGTGAACCCTGTGCTCCAATTTTGCTGACATCTGCTCGGGCCTGTGCACCAATAGTACGTTCATCAGCTCCAGCTTGAGCACCAATCTTACGAACGTCTTGTTCACCTTGGGTCGTAATGTTGGCTCTATCAGCGGTCCCTTGTGCGCCAATCTTGCTTACGTCGACATCACCCTGGGCTTTGATATTACCTCGATCAGCAGTTGCTTGGGCGCCAATCTTAGATACGTCACCACGGGTTTGAGCATCGATGTTTCCAATGTCAACCTGACCTTGCGCTGAAATCTTGGCAATATCAGCTTTTTGCTGTGCTCCAATGTTTGCACGGTCTTCAATGCCCTGAGTTCCTATCTTTGAAATATCAATATTACCTTGTGTTTGAATATTAGATTTATCAACTCTTCCCTGAGCTCCAATCTTACCTTCATCAGCCTTACCCTGAGCTTCGATATTTGCTTTATCGACAAGACCTTGTGCTGTAACTTTTAATAAGTCTTGTGCTCCTTGTGCCGCAATATTCTTGGCATCAACATCACCCTGTGCACCAATTTTAGATACGTCACCCTTTGTCTGCGCTACAATATTTCCTACATCAACTTGACCTTGTGCTCCAATCTTTGCCACATCTCCTGTAGTCTGTTCTCGTATATTTGCTAAATCTACAGAACCTTGCGCTGTAATACGCCCTTTATCTTGAGTGCCCTGTTCTCGAATATTGGCTAAATCGACACTACCTTGGTCTGTAATCTTTGCTCTATCAATACCACCCTGTTCTTTGATGTTTGCAATATCAACAGCACCTTGGCTTCTAATTTTGTCTACATCAAGACGTCCTTGTGTTTCAAGGTTTAAGCGGTTCTCCTTACCTTCGAGCTTTGTTTGGTTCTGATTGATATCACCTTCTGCTGCCATCTTATTCAGTGTACGGCTGGCTTCATCTACAGCAAAGCGCGACTGATAGTCATACTCTGCACCCATCTTTGACATACCTGAGATGAACTCATTTTTCATCACCTCGGCTTGGTTACGCATCTCCAAGTCTGCAGCCTGGGTCATAGCATTACCAGCAATCTCCTGATTTGCATATGCCATTTCTTTGGCAAGCTGCGTGTCGAGTACTGACTGTACAAAGTTGCCTTGGAAGGTATTTTTTAGTGCGTTACCCTCTGGGTCATCTTCTTTTGGTTTATACGCATAGAACTTATTCATCACATCCTGGAAGTTAAAAATCCCAGCCGTTTTCTCTGCTTTCTTATTTGTACTCTTCTTTACAGCATTATCTGCATTCTGCGTTAGAAGATTGCCTACTTGACTTAATTCGTCTACTTTTGCCATCACTTAAGTCATTACATTATCTACATTCTACAAAGTTAGAATAGTAGAAACACTGACTATAGATATGTCTGCGGTAAATCGTGTTAGCGCTAGTAATTATGTTTCCGCTGGTAGGTCTGCTGTAAACAACTCAATTACGGCTTTACGGGCAGCACGAGAGAACTCGCCTAAGTACGACGACATCGTTAATGAAAGTCGTACAGCACGGGCTCAGGAGAAGGCTGCTGCATTCCGAGCTGAATCGAATGTAGCAATGGCGGGTATCCGTGCAGAGCGAGATATTCGTAATACAAAAATTAAAGCTGATAAAGATAAGTCAATTGCTAAGTCTGAGGCCACCGTCAAAAAGGCAGGTAAGATTGCCGCTGCAGGTCAGTTGATTGGCGGAAGTATTACTGAAGGAAGGCAGCTTGATGAGCGTAAGGCTTTGCTACAGAAGTTTGAGGCTAAGGATGCTGCTAGACAAGAAAGGGCTGACAAGAATACAGATGAACTTATAGCCGCAATTAAAGCAGGAAATGCTCCTTCGACTTCAGATACAACAACTACTGTCAAACCTGCAGATATTGGTATTGAACCTAAAGTCGCTTCAATTTCTTCTCAACTTCCTAATCTTACTAATGGTTGGGAGCGTTTAAGTCGTGTTATTCGTTTCGGTGAAGGGACTTCAGGAAAAAGCGGATACAACACTCAATTTACTGGCAGCCAATTTACTGATTTGTCGAAGCACCCAAGGCAAATCAACTCTTCTAATGGCCTTTCTTCTGATGCCGCAGGTGCTTATCAATTTTTATCTACTACTTGGGATGGCGCTAAGCAAGCATTAGATCTACCAGATTTCTCGCCTGAAAGTCAAGAAAAGGCGGCTAGATATCTTACTCAACAGCGTGGCGTTAATCCAGACACCGTGTTTAAAACTAAGGATGAGTTCAGAGCAGCTATGGATAAACTAGCACCAGAATGGGCAAGCCTTCCTTACTCTGGTCTAAGCCCTAGCGGTCACGGAAAGGGTAGTTCTTACTACGGTCAAGGTGGTAAAAATATTGATGAACTCTGGAGCCTTTACAACAATTAAATCATAAAGGCGGAACCTAAACCAAACAATGCTTGGAA